TCCTGGCGCTACGTTGGGGACATATCCATGATGGACCCGGATGGCAGTTCCAAGGTCAAAAGCCAGGCCCGGGTGATCGAGGACACCTTGGGAGGAAATTTTGAGGGGGGGCCCAAGCGCTGGGAGCGAATCTACAGCGGCATGGCTCAATGCTGGAACTTCAATATCCAGGGTCTGCCTTCCATCGTCATCAACCGGGACAACCGAGTGCTTCACCGGTGTCTCGATGGCGGCTGGCATTTCCCCACCGATCCCAGCGGCAACATCAAGAACAAACTCCCTGAGAAAGATGATATGTCCCACGTTGGCGATGCTTTTGCCAACGGGGTTTGTGTGCTCTTACCAGTTTTCGAGCCGAAGCGAGACATGGCCGCTTTGCGCCGGGCCGCGGCCAGATCGAAAGCCCGGGCCAGTAGTTATGGGGGTGAAGGTGCCCAAAGACATTAACAAAAATCTGGAGACAGCCGGCCATAAACCTTTGTGGCCTATGAAAGAGTTCATGGGTTACGGGGAGAGTGGCGAGAAATTGACCCGCGAAGTTTACCGGGATATGCGGGATGGAAAAATCTATGCCCCCGAAGAGGGGTGGAACGGCGAGCCCCCCCAGATAGGGGAACATGGCTGCGTACATTTGCCATCGGAAGCCTATCGCCGCGGCTACGATCAAATCAGGTGGGACAAATAGGAGGGCGTCATGCCAGCAACCTCGAAAGCACAGGGTAACGCAGCCGGGATGGCTTATGCTGCCAAGAAGAAAGGCACTATCCCCCCGGGCAAGGGTCCCGCCCGGCAGATGGCAGAGTCCATGGACCTGTCCCAGCTCCGGGAATTTGCCAAAACTCCAAGAAAGGGCCTTCCCAAAAAAGCGAAGCCTGGGAAAAAGTAATGTTTACCGCTGATCCTACAACGGAGGTCCTCAAAAATATCGGTGCTCTGCAACGGGCCCCCGTTCCGTTAATCTCGGACGAAAAGGAGCTGGCCGAGCGCACCGAAGCTGCAGGCGCCTACGCCGGAGAGAAGCCGGGCCACTTTGTGGATTATGTCGCTGATTGCGTGCGGCAATCAGTAGACGCCATGCGCAAGATCAGGCGGCAGCAACAGGAATGCTGGCGCGTTTTCAATGAAGAGGAGCCCGAGTTTTATGGCCGCAAAGAAGAATGGCAGAGCAAGGTGGTTCTTCCAAAACCGTACAGCGCCGTTCTGTTTGCTGCCGCAGTGGCTCGGAAAGGATTCGACACCGATTTCCTGTCAATCAAAAATGAGCAAAACAAGCTGGCCGCCCGCTTTTGGGAAATGGCCATGCCTTTCTTCTTATCTAAGACACAGGCCGATTTTCCATTAACCTTCATGGACGCAAGCCAGATGAGCTTTGCCATCGGCACTTCCATGGAAACCTTGCCGGTGTGGCGGGCAGGCGGCCTACGTCTCATCAACGTGGAGCCCTGGAAGATTCACCGGGACCCGGATTCAGCCACCAGGAAGCCTCAGAGCGGCCTTTTCTGGGTTCACCAGGAATATCAAGACCTCTGGCTGGTCAAAGAATACGGCAAGGATAAGCGGTACATCAATACCGACAAGATCAGCGGGCCGGGGTCCGCTACCAACCCCCTTGATCCGAACCTGAACCAGGCCGAGATCGACAAGCGCAAGGGTATGTTGTGGCACCGGTCCGGTTTCCGGGACAGCGTACTCACTTCCGAGTTTTGGGGAACGGTACTGAGCAGCAACGGTGAGATGCTCCTGCCTTCTGCCACCTACACTATTTGCGCCGACCAGGTGGTACGCCTTCCCAAGCCGAGCCCCTATCCAACCCTCAGGTGGCCCGGGATGAGCTTCTCAGTCCTGCCCCACCTGCTACGCTACGATGGCCGGGGCCTGATCCACGGCATTAAAAGCCTGTGGAACTTCATGAACGGCCTCATGTGCCTGCACAACGATTCACTGAACTGGACCGTCAATCCAACCTCAGAGATTGACACCTCATCCCTGGTGGACCCCCAAGACGTAGACGATTGGCCCGGCAAGAAGTATCTCACCCGGGGCACCCAATCGGGACAGCAAGTAGTCCGCTACCATGACCGCCGCAGCACCACCAGCGACATTCTGGCCAACATGAACTTCTGCGATCAGCGCTTCCAGGAAGGGACCTTCGTTACCAACCTGGTCCAGGGGCTCCCGGGGTACCGGGCCGAGGTGACCGCCCGGGAGGCCGCCCAATCCCTGGAGCAGGCCCTGACCATCTTCGGCCTGATCGGAAAGAATTTAGAGGCGGGGGCGCTGGACATTATCACCGCCTGTTGCGAAGTGATCCGGGTGAACCTGACCTATCAGCAGTGCCAGGCATGGTTTGGCATTGACGAACAGACCAGCTATTACTGGGCCGATTATTTTTACGATCCGGCCAAGAAAACCCGGCTAAATATCCCGGGGATCACGACCGGCGCCTTCCACGTCTCAGGCCTTACCAACCTCATGAAAGAGTGGGAGCAGCTCCGGAGCATTCGAGACATTATCATTCCTCTGGCAGAAAATGATAGCTTTAAGCCTTTCATGAATAAGTACGGCATCCTCAGGGCAGTGGAAGCCAGGTTGGGGCTGCAAGATGAGAAAATCCTGATTCCGATCCAACAGGCGATCCCGATTGAGGCCGCCATCGCCCAGCAATTCGCTTCCGAGATCGAAGCCGCAATCCAGTTGAACCAGGCCGAAGCCGAGCAGGCCACCCGGGAGGCTTTGAGCACGCCGGTTGCCCCGCCGCTGCCGGAACTACCCCCGCCCCCGGGGAATGAAGGTGCTCAATGAGTGAAGATCACGACATATTAGGAACCACACCTCATAGGATCAGCATGGTGTCCGGGCTACCGGAGGACGAACAAGAGCGTGAGAATCATGAAGCCGAGCGTCTCATAACGTCCTGGCGCACTTCGGTCATCGAAGCGGCGATGCTTCAACAGGACATGAGGACAGGCGGCGGCAGGTCTTTGATCCTGGCGGTCATGGAAATCAAAGCTGGCCGCTTATATGAGCTGGCTGCGGCCGACCCCCTATGTCAAGCCATTGACAAGGCCCTGGCCATGATTGGCGAGAAAATCAACGTCATCCCGAACCACCTGGAGCGGCAATTAAGCCGTCTCCTGGGGCCGGAATATGCAGTACCTTTTGCTGCTGAGGCTGCCCGCCGTGCCGCGGATACCAGCCAGCAGGATAACCCTTCCACTGGCCCTTAAAAGGACACCCTTTGGAAGGAAGGAGGATTTATGGTAGGACAAGCAGGCGAAACCCACCATACGGACACGCCGCCAGAAGGAGCCGTTAAAGTTGTGCCGCAGGGCAAATCCATAATGGATACTGCCCTGGAGGCCACTGAGACGGTCTGGAAAGGTCACCAGAACGCCGATGCAGTTCTGGAAGATGACGAGGCCGGCCCCGGGAAGGGAAAAGCTGCAGAGAACAAAACCTCTGGGTCAGAAAATGACGAAGATGAGGGTGATCTTCAACAAGAAGCTCAAGACCGTAAAGCCGGTAGGACTCCCAAAGATGATAAGCCTGTCAAACTCAAGGGCAAAACCCATGAGGAAGAGGCTAAGCATCGAGCGGAGGCCGAGAGGTGGGGGCATGAGTTTAAGGAGAAGAACACCGCCTTAGAAGAGGAAAACCAGGAGCTTAAACAGCGCCTGGAAGCCCTCGAAACAGGCCAAACGACCCAGGCAACCGAAGAGGAGGACCGCGCCGCAGCCACAGCCAAAACCAAAGAGCATATCCGCGACCTTTTGGTCAAGATTGACGAGCTGGACACCTTTGACCCAGACTTTTACGACAAAAAGGCCGATCTCATGGCGCAGTTATGGGGCGCCAAGGGGGCCGCTAAGGTCGGGGACGATGAGCTGGCGAAACTGGTGGCCAAAGCTGTCAAAGAACAAAAGGCCAAAGAGGACGCGGATAACGATGCCACAGCCGCCGCAACCAACCTGGCGAAGAAAGCTATCGCCCTTGCCAAAAAGGCAGGGTTGGATATGCGGGAGAAAGACGAATCTGGAGAACCCACCCTGGATTGGAATACTTTCTGGGACATAGCCGAATCCACCCGGGCGCCGAGAGGCGTCTCGCTGGAGAAACAGGTCGAGTGGGTTGTCAAAGAAGTCAAGCGGAGTAAGGCCAAAGCCCGGGCAGAACATCTCCGGGAGCTCGAAGATGGAGGCGAACACCACCGGGACACCGCTGTCCTGGAGCGTTTTGGCGAAGGCAGAGTCCCCGCAGGAACCCGAAAAGCCCCCGCCCAAGCATTCTCCCTGCAAGAGGCACTCGACAAAACCAGAAAGGTGGTCGGGCGCTGAGGCATAAGGGATGAAATCTTAGGGAGGAACATAGATCATGTCCACGCCGCATACTTGGGAATGGGACGCCGCGGATGGCGTCTATAAGAATAATTTCTTGAGCAACGACCTGCTGGTTCAAAGCGTGGCGAAGCTCAAGGTCGTTCGGTTTACCAAACCCTTTAGCGGGTTCGGCAAGAAACGGGGCGAGTACGTCAACATCTTCCACGTCAAAGAGCTGGCCGATCCGACCTCCAGCCAACTGGCCGAAGATGACAAAATGCCCATGGACAAGCTGGTCATGGGTCAGCGGGTCATCCGTGTGGTGCCCTTTGGCCGTGGCGTCAGCTTTACCCATCTGTCCGAGCTGCTGGGCAAGTTTGATCCCAATGACTATATCCAGGCCGCCCTCATGCGCCAAATGCAGCGGTCCCTGGATACCAATGCGGCCGCTGCCTTCAAAGACAGCACTGCCGTCAAAATCTGTTTCATCCCCACCGGGATCAGCACCGGCACCTTCGATGTGGATGGCACGCCGTCCACCCTGGCCACCTCCAACCTCACCTTCGACCACATGGGCATCCTGGCTGACTACCTGGCCGGCGACATTCATTGTCCGCCGTGGGAGGGCGAAGATTTCATGATGCTCTCCTGCCGCAAGAATCTGCGGGGCCTGAAATCGGATGCTCTCTGGCAGCAGGTCCACCTCTACCTCCAGAAGGGCGAACTGTTCTTCAACGGTGAAGTGGGCAAGGCTGAGAATATCCGGTGCATCCAGGTGGACCGGGACGCGGCTTTCGCCAACTCTGCCGGCAACAGCACCAAGCTCGGTGAGGCCGTCCTATTCGGAGACGAAGCTGTGATCCGCATAGATGTGGAAGCCCCCCATCTGCGGGCCGAACCCAACCTGGGCCAGAACTTCGGCCTGCTCAAGGGCGTGGCCTGGTACGGCGTCATGGCGTTTTCGAGCCTGTGGGAAACCGCCACCGATGGCGAGGCCAAAATCATCCGGATCACCTCTTCCTAAGAGGCCGGAAAGGAGAAGGAGGTATAGGTTATGTTCGATAAATTCATGATGGGCCTGCCTGTTACGGCGAAAGAAATCTGGGGCAGTGCCGTTGCCCTCGAGGCCGCCGCTGGCGTCAAGGCCACTTGGCCTGCCCTGGAAGGCTTCGTGGTGGACAAGGTTGGCATTTATGTCACCGTTGCCTTCAACTATGATACTCAGACCACGGAAGGCGTTCTCAAGTTCTACAAGCGGGTCACCCCGAACTCGGATACCGACCGGGTTGAGCTGGCTTCGATTCCTCTGGTTCACGGCTATGCAGCGTATAAGACCTACTTCAAAAAAGTGGACAATGCGCTCAATGCCGCCAAGGTGGAGCGTGGCCAGGAGGTCATCGCTCAGGTAACCACGCAGGGAGCTGGTGGGACCGAGGTGGGCGATTACTACCCGTTCTGGACCGGCCATCCCTGTGAAGAGTCCTACCCGAACCTGAACGCTTACGCCGTTGACATTGACGCCTAACCAGGCGATAAACTCTGACCCGGGGGGCTCCGGTCCCCCGGTTATCTGGAGGACTATGGCATGGCCGATTTAACTGCTGCAGACGTTTCCGTAACCCCGCTTCATCGCCATGGCCGCCGCATTGTCGAGGGAGTTAAAGAGGTTTACGCCGATGTGACTTTCGGTGATAGCTCCTTGACCTATCCGGCCGGGGGTATTCCGATGCCCGCGGCAGGAGTTTTCGGGCTCAAGGAAATCTTCTTCGCCTCGGTGGAGCAATTAACCGATGGGTACG